CCATCGGTAACGGTTGGTGAAACAACCACGCTGCCGGTGGGTTCGCCTGCCACTGTCACCAACATCGGCACAGATAACGACCTGATCCTAGCATTCGGCATCCCCCGTGGTTCTCCCGGCAGCGCCGGGGGCGGGGACATGTACAAGTCGGATAACCTGTCCGGCCTGACGGATTACAACGCTGCGCGCGGCAACCTTGGGCTTGGATCGCTTGCGACGCTTTCCAGCGTCAACGATGCCAATTGGTCTGGTGCTGACCTATCGGTTGCCAACGGTGGCACGGGATCCAGCACGGCGGCGGCGGCAAGGATCGCGCTTGGGGCGGCTGCGGGGACTGGCACCGCCAACGGTACGAATACAGGCGACCAGACGATCGCGCTGACGGGAGATGTCACGGGGTCGGGAACGGGGTCGTTTGCCGCGACCTTGGCTGCTACGGGCGTGGCCGCCGGCAGCTATACCAACGCCAATATCACCGTGGACGCGAAGGGGCGTGTGACTGCTGCGGCCAACGGGGCGTCCGGCGGTGGAGGCGCGGGTACGGTTACGTCCTTTTCGTTTGCAAACGGCGCCGGGATCACCGGCACGGTCACCAACGGGAGCACAACGCCGTCTTTGTCGTTGACTTTGGGTGCAATCACGCCGGCCAGTGTTGCGGCGACAGGCGCTGTCAGCGGGTCGAACCTGTCGGGAACGAATACCGGCGATCAGACCAGCGTCACCGGCAATGCCGGGACCGCAACCAAACTGGCCACGGCGCGGGCGATCAACGGCGTGTCGTTCGATGGTACTGCGAACATTACCGTTTCGGCCGTAGATACGGCGACGCCGCGACTGGCGCTTGACCAGCTTGACTACCCTTTCAATTTCTCTGCGGCAGGCTCGCTTAATATCTATACCCGTACCGGCATGATGCTTGCCTTGGGGGCCACGCTGGGAACGCCCGGTGTGTCATATACTAAGACCACTGGCGGCACGACCACGGCGGTTACGCTGCCTGTCGTTTTGGCGGCTGGCGACTGGTTCACCGTGACCTCCACTGCGGCAGGGGCCGTGTCGCTGTATCGGACGGCCTGATGATCGTCCTGTCAGCACCATATCCGACTGGGGGCGGCACCCGTAACAAACGAATGGGTGATATCGCCAACCTGATCGGCTATCATTCGGTCGCCGACAACTCGACCATGACGCTCGACGGCAGTAACGGTTTGTCAGAATGGCGCGCTCGCGACGGGTCAACGGTTCTTCAGCAGACGATGGCTTCGCGCCGGCCTCCATATGTCGCGTCCGTCGCCAGCATCGGCAACAAGCCGGCGCTCATGATGACGGCGGACAGCCGCATGGAGTTCACGACGCCCGGAGTGTTCCCCAAGGACACGATGGGTCACACGATCCTGCTGCTCTATCGCGGCACGGTGAACAAGCAGAACGTGTTGATCCTGTCTTGGGGATCGGGTGCGGGGCCTTGGCGCCTTGCGGGCTATGGTAACAGCGGGACGAACACCTGGGCCGCGATGCCGCTTGGCGACCACAACTCCACCAACAGCGCGCTGAACGTCACGTCGCTGATGGTCCACACGATGGCGTCCGGCACAGACCCGCTGTCTACCCATTACGTCAATGGCGGCGCCGGCCAGACCAAGCAGTTCACCGGGACGCCATCCAATGGCGCTACGGGCGCATCGATCGGCTGGACGCAGTTCTATGACGTCATCAACGCCGAGGGCGTTATCCTTGAAGCTATCGCGGTGTTCAATGGCGTGCTCTCCACCTCGGATCGACATGATGCGGAGGCGATCATGGCGTACGAACATGGCCAGCAGGCTCTCATCGGTTCGCCGACGCGCCCAACGGTGCCAGCGTGATTTTGCTTAACGAACATGCTAAGGTCGCTGTATGGTAGCAGTCCCCATCGGCCTAAAGGCATACAAGCGCACCGATGGCTTCGTTCCGGAAACGAAGCTGCGTAATTTCTATGTCGAAAAGGACGAGTCTGGCATCAGTCCGGACCAGACATTGCGCATTCAACGCCCCGGCCTGACGCGCGTACAAACGCTTGGTCTTGGGCCTGTCCGCGGGCTTGATTACCGCGTGTCGAGCGATGAGCAGATGACGGTTTCCGGCGGTTCGCTTTTTAGCGGCGGGACCGACAAAGGGGCAATCGCTGGCACCGGCATCGCCCCGATGGTCGGCACCACGTTCATCTACGCCATCCTTGGCGGCTCCACGCTATACGTATACGACGGCACGTTGCGGACGTTGACGATGCCGGACGACGCTGGTGAAGTGGTAGATATCGACCAGATCAATCAATATCTGCTCATTCTCACTCGCACTGGCAAATTCTACTGGCTGGTTCCCGGCGAGACGACGGTTGATCCGCTGAACTTTGCCACGGCAGAAAGCTCGCCGGACAAGGCTGTAGCCATCCGACGTGTCGGTGACGAGTTCTGGATTTTTGGCGACGACAGTATCGAACCGTGGCAATCCACGGGAGATCTGGATGCGCCGTTTCAGCGTGTTACGGGCCGGATCTACGAGCGCGGCTGTCTTGCACGCGACACGGTGAAACGGTTTGACAATTCGGTCATGTGGGTATCTGATGATGCCCAGGTGTGCCGCGGTGGTGCGGTCCCGCAAGTCGTCAGCGACAACGCGATCGCTGAGCGCATACGGAAGAAGGGGGGTGATCTATCCGCCTGGGTGTTCGGAATCGACGGACACGAATTCTATTGCCTTACCATTCCGGGGCAAGGCACATTCGCATACGACGCATCGACTGAGATGTGGTCGGAGTTCGCCACGTTGGGTAAATCAACTTGGGCCGCACGAGTGGGTTATGACCGGCAAGGCACGATACTCTGCGGATCCGACACAAACGGCGCTGTCTGGCGTGTGGATCCCGATAGCGGGACGGATGATAGCTTGGCGATCGAACGCATTGTTACCGGCACTGTGGGCTTCATCGGGGCGATTGGTCGCAATGATAGCCTTAGCGTCGGCGTTGGCTGTTCTGCTGGCACGACCGTGCGTATCCGCTGGGTGGACGGTCAGGACGGCTACCCCGATTATTACGACGAGCTGACGGTACGCGCGCCATTCGACGTGGCAAGCCTGTGGCGCCTTGGGCGCCCGCAGCAGCCTTATCGTACGGTCGAGGTGTCGTGCATCGCCCCGGAGAGGATTCGCCTTGCTGGCATGGTGGCGAACGCAGCATGGCGGTAGTACCTAGTCCCATCCGCATTCCGAACCTGCAACAGTCCAACCCGATTGTTGATCGGGATGGCCGTATGACGACCGAGTTTGCGCGGCGTTTGAATGACATTTTGAGCCAAATTGTTACTCTCTTGAATGCCATCGCACTGCTGCCTGAAATACAAAACCAGCTGGTGAACCTGGACGTCGCGACTCAGGCCGCTTTGGATGCCGCTGCCTCCGCTGCTGCGCTGACTGACGCGACCAAGCGCGAACAGGCACTGGTCAACTCGTATATCGAGCCAGATTCAGTGCTTACCGCTAGTCCTACGATTATTACCGTTGTACCGCATACCCGGATGTATGCAGATGGCACATCCGCGCCCGTCAATGGCGGTACTATTACCGCAACCGGCAGCGGTGACACGGATTATGTTTCGTATGCCGATCCCGAGCGCGACGGCGGCACTGTTACCTATGTCGTCAGTACCACGCCGCCCGTGCAGACCGGGGACACGCATGTTGTCGGGGCTGTGCTCATTCCTGCTGCCGGTACATCAGACGGTGGCAGTGGCCCGCGGCGCCCTGGTTATGTGGAAGCAAGATTCCAAAACGCGGATGAAACATGATGCAAAGGGTTGACGATCCCGCGCTGGTCAACGCTATCGGTAATGACGCATCGGTTCGGGAGATGATGTTCCTTGGCGCCATGTATCCGCCAAACGATCTGGATTTTACACCGTGGGTTGAGGATCCGCGCAACGTCATCCTGATCGATGAGGGTTTCTGCGCGATGTTCGTATGGCGCGGTCCCGGCATTTATGAGTGCCATTTGATGGTTCGCAAGGAAGATCGCGGAGCCTCTGCTGTGAGAATTGGCCGCGA